TCATTTTTTTGTAACATGAGCGTAAGTATCCATAGTAGTTGATAACCGAGAATGACCTAACCTTGCCTGAATATCTTTAGGCTTTGCCCCTTGTTCAAGAAGCATAGTCGCATGTGTATGTCTAAAAGAATGAAAATTAAAATTAACTTTTGTTTGTTTTCTTAATTTTGCTGTATACCACTTAATAGAGTTTGTTGTTACCGGTTGACCATTTTCTTTTACACAAACAAAATCTGTATCCATATATTTATCTCCATAAAAAAGTTTGTTTTCTTTTTGTCTTTTTCGCATAGTCCGTAAAATCTTTACAAGTGTACTTCCCATTGCAATTGTTCTATATGATGCTTTTGTTTTCGGAGTTCCTAAGACAAAGTCTTTTCCATCTTGGACCATAATACGTTCAACGGTTAAAGTTTCTTCATCGAAGTCTATATCTTTCCACATCAAACCACAGACCTCAGCACGTCGCAAACCTGTTTGAAAGCTTATCATCATAGGTAGGTAAAACGGATCGCTTTGAGAAACAACAGAAGAGAGGATTTTGAAATCTTCCATAGATATTATTTTTAAATCTCCTTTATCTTTCCATTCTTTCATATCATATTTAGGAATAGAGATGTATCTTGTAGGATCTTGTTGTAAATATCCATAAGGGTAGACAGCCATTTGAAATCCTTTATTTAATACACCTTTTATAATAGAAAGTGTCTGCTTCGAGAAGCCCTTATCAAATTCTTCGTTTAGTAACTTTTGAAGGGCACCAGGTTTAACTGATTTTAATTGATAACTACCAATGTAAGGGAAAATGTGATTATCAAGTATTCCACGATAGTTTTTTTGAGTATTCAGTTTCAAATTTATTTTTACATAATTATTAAACCAGTACTCATAGTAGTCGATTACAGATATATCAGATAAAGATAATACGTCACCAGTTGTTTGATATTCTCTGATAGCTTCTCTTAAAGTATTCTGTGCTTCTTCTTTTGTTTTTCCTCCAAATCGTTCGATTTGTTTTCTTTTTCCGTTTATATATGCTAAATCAATTCTGTAATACCAACTTTTTCCTCGTTTTCTAACAGATCCATTCATATATATCAATCCTTTCGTAGTTGTAATCAAAAAATATGACAACCTGTTTAACTACATCAGTTAATGTGAGTTAAATTTGTTTACTTTCTTATATTTCCGCCAATAGTACGAACGTATGTTCTTTTTGATTTAAAAAGAAAAGCCCGAAGGCTAAACTATAGATTTAAAAGTTCTTTCTTTTTTGTATCGAATTCATATTGATTTATTATTCCCTCATCTAGTAGCTTTTTATATTCTCTTATTTCTTCAACAACAGAAATATTCTTTGTTTCATCTTCTTGCTTATCCATAGTATTTTCTTTCAATAATATGTTCAAGGTTGAAAGAATTTTATCAGCTTGTAAAATAGCATTTTCATATATCAGCGAGCTGCGTTTAGTTTTTACACTTAGCAGAGGTAAATATATAACTGGATTGTCTAAATCATCCATATTGATTTTTATTTTAAGGTTATCAACAATAGATTTGTCTTTCTTTTTTCCAGTAACTGCGCCAACTATTGCTCCAACTCCGCCAAAAGCTAGGGCACCTACAGCAGCTCTTCCTAAACCTCCAGAAGAAATAGAAGTTCCGTTTTCAACTAATTCGTAACTGTTTATTTTATCTAAATCATAAATATAAGTAGCATTTGAAAGTCCTTTGAGTTTAAATTGTCGTTTTTCTGTATCTATAAAAATACTTTTTTCAATTGTTCGAGTAGGGTTGAAATCTTTTAGTTTTTTTAGATTTTCTTCTTGCTTTCTTTTTTTCATTAGTTTTTTTTCTTCATTTTCTTCTTTAATTAATAATTTCCTCTTTATTTTTTCTTCTTTCTTTTTGCTATTGCTGAACAACCCCATTAAGTTCCCTTCTTCCATTTATGTTCTTTAATTAGTATTAGGATTTTTATTAGGTTATATTAAAAATCTATATGCACCTTCAGGTAGGCCATATAAGTTAGTTAAATCTTCAATTCTTCGAGGATACTGGTCGTAGTCTTCCTTATAAAGACAAACGATAAGATTAGCTGCAAAGCAATTTGCTTCACTTTCTGACTTGCTACGTGATTTCCTATTAGAGACATAGTAACTAGATAATCCTTTATGATAGATTGCGTGACCAAGTTCGTGAGCACAAATATAAAAGCGTTCCTCTGAATCTTTGAGTTCATGATTTAAAAGAATTACGGATCGGCCTAATAATTCTTGAAATTGTCCTTTCGGATTTGTCATAAAGGGAACATATTTAATTTGAATCCCCATTTGTTCACAGATGTTAAAAGGATTAGATGAATTATATTTTCTTTTCAAATCCGTTACTAAATTAATGACATCCATCTCCATACTTAAATCACTTCTCTTTGCTTTTATCTTCTTTTCTAAACTCCCAAAAAAGACCAGTTAAAACATCTTTTACTCGTTGCTTCTCCGCGTTAGTTAATGTCTCTCCGCCATATGCCATATTGATATTTGATTCGAGCATCTTGTCAAGTTCGATTAAATCATCTTCTTCAGCCCATTCTGGAATTACATCTGTTTTAATTGGTGAATTGTCTTCAAAATAAGATATAGACACACCTAAAGCTGTAGATAATTTTTTTAGTGTTTCTAAGGTAGGGTCTTTTCGTTCTCCTTTTTCAAATCTAGATATTTGAGAAGCGCTAACACCAGATTTTAATGCTAACTGATTCACCCCTAATCCTCTAGAGGTTCTCAATTCTTTTAGTTTTTCTCCAAACTCCATGATAAAACCCCTTTCTTAGGTAAATGATATAGCCTTATGGCAACAAATGCAAAAAAAATTGCAATTTGGCAACAAAAAAGTATTGCCAAATGACAAAATATGTATTATATTATTGTCATAAGGCAACGGAGGTGCAAAATGAAAACATTACTTAAACAAGACGAACTCAATTCCCTAATGCAATTAAAGGGGGATGATCCATATTCCTTAGCTAGAAGAATGGACGTCGCTCCATCAACAGTCTATAGGATATTGAATGGAGATCGAGGGATTGGCGGAGAACTGATCCCTAAACTACTCAAAGCTTTCGAACTTTCTGAAAAAGATTTTGATAAGCTTTTTATTTTTAGTGAAGTATTGCCAAAAAACAACAGGAAGGAGATTGCCAAATGACAAGACATGAAAAAATAAACATTGTGCTTAATGCTAGACCACGTTTAGTTCACATCATCAAATGTGCTAACGATGATCAACTTGATCGCTTAGTTGAGGAAGTTCAAAAAGAACTTCAACGAGAACTAGATGAAGCAGCGTTTGTTTGATTCACAAATTAATGATATAGGGAATTTGTTCATATTAGTATGTGAGCAAATAAGAAAAAAGGAGTGATGAAAATGCTAAAACAATCAGTGGTCATTAGAGAATCATTAATTGAAGCGATTAATAAGAGTGGTGAAACCAAGAAGGAGATTGCAAGGCAAATCAATGTCTCACAACAGTCACTAAGCGATTGGTCAACACAGCATAATACAAAGCCAGTCACACTTGAAAATGCCCAAACTTTAACTGATTACTTTCGAGATTCTGATTTTACACTTCAAGTGATTCATGAGTTTTTTGGTCTATTCAAATCAATTGATGGTGATGTTTATAGAAGAGATCCATCTTCATTAGATAAATTGCAAATGATTGAATCTGATGAAAGAAAGCAAAAGAAAAAAGAAGTTGAGAAAATTCTTCTCAAACAAGTTAATTATTTAACCGCTGACGATCGTCAACAAATAATCTCATATGCCTATGAGTTTTTAGACGAGATTATGGTTGAAGTAACTCTTATCAGTGCATTATGCGAAATGCTTGGTATCGACATCCGCAAGCTCAGTGAGCAGCGATTATCGTACTGGATCAACCAAGGATATATGAAAGGATGATTATCTGTGAGTCAAACAATAAACATACCAAAAGAAAGTTTCTCTGTTAAGGAAACCGCTAAAATTATGAATACCAGTGAACACGTAATAAGAAACCTTATTAAAACGGGAGAATTAAGAGCAATAAAATTTGGAACTCTTTCAATTCCTCTTTTTGAAATTAGAAGATTTATGAAATCTGCTATCAGTAGCCAAAAAGATTATAGAAAATTTTCAGATCCGGAAATGTTAAAAAAGAATAGTCTATACAAAACTAATTGAGGTGGGATAAATGAAAACTGTATACAAAATGACTGTCAAAAGTGCTTTGCTCATGAGTCTAGTAGCAATCGTACTAGCTAGTATTGATGTTAGATTTGCATTGATAATTTGGGGAGGTTTATTTTCAGCAACGTTCACAAGAGAAAGTTTTAAAATACCTAAACAAAAAAGACCGACCAGCGACTGCAATCGCTAATCGGCAACATATTAAAATAACTTAACTATATTTTAGCACGAAAGGAAAGCTAAAACAATGAATGATTTTGGACAAGCACTCGATCAATATTTAACCACTCCTGAATGGGGCACGCCACATAAAGAGGAGGAAGAGGATGAGTAAATCTACTTTAGAAATGAGCCAGCAAGAATGGCTCGAAGATCGTAAGAAGGGTATCGGTGGTTCTGATGTTGGAACAATTTTAGGATTGAATAAATGGAAATCACCTTATCAACTATGGTTGGAAAAAACTGAGCAAGTCATTTTGACAGAATCAGAAAGTGAACCAGCCTATTGGGGAAATGTTTTGGAAGAAGTTGTTGCAAAAGAATTTCAAGAACGAACAGGCAAAAAAGTACGCAGAAGAAACCAAGTGTTTGAACATCCGTTACATCCATTTTTAAGAGCAAATATTGATCGTGACGTAGTAGGTGAAAATTCCATTCTTGAATGCAAAACAGCTAACCAATTTCTTGGCAAAGAGTGGGAGGGAGAAGAAGTCCCACTTAGCTATCTCTGTCAGGTTCAACATTATATGAATGTTTTGAACAAAGATTATTGTTACATTGCTGTGTTGATTGGAGGACAAAGATTCATTTGGAAGCGAGTTGCGAGAGATCAAGAATTGATCGATACAATTACAGAACGCTTGGTTGAATTTTGGGAAACAAATGTAATTGGAGGTGTCGAGCCTGTAATTGATGGCAGTGAAGCGGCTGCTGGTTTCTTAAAAGAAAAATATGCAGATGTTGAAGAAAATCAAACAGCACTATCATCGCATTTTGATGAACTTATCGAACAAAAAAGAGAACTTAAACGGACCAAGAAAGAAATTGAAACAGCTATCCGTCAAGTAGACAACGAAATTATAAGTGAATTAGGGAAACGTCAGGCAAGTATCGGTATTACACAAAGGAACATCATCAGCTGGAAACTTGTCAGTACTAAACGCATGAACACGAAGAAACTAGCAGAGAAATACCCAGCTATCGCAAGTGATGAAGAAATCTATAGCATTACTGAATCTAGAAGATTGACAGAAAAGGAGATCAAATAAGATGGCTACAAATGAAACTTTAAAAAATCAATTAGGCAAAGTGCAGAAACAAGTTCCATCCAATCAATTAGGGCTTAAAGCATTGATGAACACGCCAACAATGAGAAAGAAATTCGAAGAGGTCCTACATGATAATGCAAATGCTTTTATGTCGAATGTTATGACTCTTGTATCTAATGACAGCTATCTTGCAGATAGCGAACCAATTTCCATCATGAGTGGTGCCTTAACAGCAGCAACTTTAAATCTTGGATTAGACAAGAATTTAGGTTATGCGTATTTAGTTCCATTCAATAGTAAAAACAAACAAACAGGAAAATGGGAAAAGAAAGCTCAATTTATGCTTGGATATAAGGGATATATCCAACTAGCTCAACGTTCGGGTAAATACAAAGCATTAAATGTGATTGAAGTATATGAAGGAGAGTTGAATAGTTGGAACAGATTGACTGAAGAATTTGAATTTGATCCAAACGGTAGAACATCAGATGAAGTGATTGGTTATGTAGGTTATTTTGAACTATTGAATGGATTCAAAAAAACAGTCTATTGGACAAAACAGGAAATAGAAACCCATCGCATTGCAAACAATAAGGATCGTGACAAAACAAAATTAAGTGGTGTTTGGGCATCCGATTACAATGCAATGGCACGAAAAACTGTTTTAAGAAATCTTCTATCAAAATGGGGAATTTTATCCATTGAAATGCAAGAAGCTACTACCTCAGATGAAAAAGTTCAACGAGTGCAAGAAGATGGGAATATTATTGCTGAAACAGATGTTGAGGAAGATATGCCGGAGAGAAAAGAAGCAGAACCTATTAATGAAGAAGCAGACGAAGTACAAACTGGATTGTTCGATACTTCCAATCCACCACTAAACAAATAACGAGGGAGTTATCTCCCTCTCATTCTAGGAGGTGTTCTTGTGGCAAGACCTACAAAAGATGGTCTTGATTATTTTCCTCTTGATGTGGATGTTTTCGAAGATGAAAAAATAGAGGCTATTGCTGGGGAGTTTGGCATAAAAGGAGAGCTTGCGGTTATCAAGCTGCTATGTGCGGTATATAAAAAAGGATACTTCATTGTGTGGAATGATTTAACCAAAGCAACCCTTTTGAAACGCCTGCCCGGAGTAAGTAAGGAATTGTTAGATCAGATTGTAGCCCGCTTGGTTGCGTGGGGATTCTTTAATGAAGACCTGTTCAATTCGGCTAAGGTGCTGACATCTGAAAACATTCAAGCCGTATACTTTGAAGCAATAAAAAGAAGAAAATCACCAAAACCAACTAAGTACGTAATTAATGTAAACAATAATACACAAGATGAAAGAGTTAATGCTGACATTAATCCCCAAAGTAAAGTAAATAAAACTAAAGTAAATAAAAGTAAAACAAAGACTACTGAACCAGAGCAGTATTCAATCCAAATTTATACCTACCTTGAACAAAATGGCTTCGGTAGTCCGTATGGCAATACTATGGGTGACAATATCAATTTCTGGTTGAAGGATCTTGAAGAAACTGGTCTCACAATCAAACAAGCAGATGCTTGGTTAATTCATGGAGTCAATACAGCGATTGAAAACAATAATCGTCGCTGGAACTACTTGGATGGCATTTTGAAGAATCGTTTCAATAAACGTTTATTCAGCAAAGAAGCAATCGAAGGAGAAGAAGCAAAAAGAAAAAGTCAGCAAGCAAAAAACACTAGAGGCTTCCCTCAAAATGTTAGACGTGAAAAACTCCCAAAATGGGTAGATAAGCCTGTCGAAGAAAAGGCGCTTGATCCTGATAAAAAAGCAGAAATGGAAGCTCGTTTTGCTGCCTATCAGGCTAAAAAGGAGGCATTACTTAAGAGTGAGTAAATATCGTAACCGAAAAACAACTTATCGTGGTATTCAATTTGATTCAGTGGCAGAAGCAGAATATTATGATTTAGCCACTTGGCAAGCTGAGGCGAATGGATGGAAACTCAAGCTTCAAGAACGGTTTGAATTGTTGCCAAAATATGAGTTAGAGGGAAAGAAATACAGAAAAATTGAGTATATCCCTGACTTTACATTCTATCAAAACGGTAAATTAGTGAAGGTTGTAGATGTCAAAGGAATACAGACAAAAGACTTTAAGCTCAAGGCGAAGCTGTTTTGCCACCAGTATCAAATCCCATTAATTCTAGCCAAGAAATACAGAAGGACGTTTAAAGAAGAACGATTTTAGAGAGGTGATTAATTATGACACCCGAAGAACTTATTCAAGCACACATTCAATACTGTCATAGTGAAATTGAGGAGTTAGGGTTTATAAAATCAGCAATGAATAATGAGACTGCAAAAGAAGCGATTGACTTACATGTGATGAATTTAAGAACTGAGATTCTTAGATTGAAAGAATTTGAATGATCGTTCGACATCATCGAAGAGTGAATTTAAAAGAAATAAGTATCAAATATACTGAAAAAATCATAGAAAAGCAGGAGGTAGTAAATTGAAAATAAATGATGGATTTTATAAAAGTAGTTTTGGTATTGGAGGACTAGTATTAGACGTCCCTACAAATAGACCTAAAAAGAAAAGGAAAGCCAAAGTAAAAGTTGGCGATATGGTCCGATGCGAGGCAGAAGAGTTCATTTATCCGTTTAGAGGGTATGTAAAACATGTTTACAATCATTCAGCAATTATTCGTATTGAAAACACAATGGAATGCGATAAATCCTTAGCAAGGAGTAAAGAAAATTTAGCAGTCGCTCGATTGGTGGATATAAAGGTAATAAAGGAATGAGGACAAAGAAAAACAGCAAGCAATAATTAGCTTGCTGCTCCAGACAAATATGATTTGCCCCTGCCAAGGTATTCATATTATACCATAAAAAGGAGCGGTTTGACTTGATGCAATTATTAAAAGAAGTAGATTTCAAACAAACTAGAGAGAATGCGAGAAGCGTGCTTAAAAACTTTAGACGTTTGGAGCGGATAGCAGGTCGTTCCTTGATTAATGTGAAATCACCTATCATCACAGATATGCCAAAGGCACCTAAACTTGGAAATAGTGCCGAAAATGCCATCGTCCAATTGTTAGATGCTGAAACGGAAAGAGATGCGATATTAGCGGCTTTAATGGCTTTGAGTATAAACAGTCGCCAGATACTTTATTACTGCTACTGCGTGCCCGACAGCTACTCCAACTATAAGATCAGTCGTGAGGTAGGATATTCAGAAAGAAGTATACAGCGGATGAAGTCAGAGGGACTGATTGAGTTTGCTGAGGCTTATAAGAATGGAAAGCTTATCGCTTATAAATAATTTGGCGGATTTTTGGCGGAATCATGGCGTTTTTTAGCTGAATTATCGTGATATTCTGATAGTGTCGAAAGATTAGGAGACAGAATTTAAATATTTTTTTGTTTCAAAACTACTACAACTTATTTATAAATTTTAATTACTAATTAAACTTTGTTTTGGTTATAATAGATTTATAAAAAATGTAGGAGATTTTAAATATGAATAAAATTTCAAGTTATAAAAATTTTAAACTGAATGGTGATAAGATAGCTGAAAGGGATTATGTGTGTGGATATTGTGATCGTCATACCTCCTCAATAATTGGAATGTCATTAATGAAACAAAATGATAGAGGTTTTTACAACCAATACCAAAATGATGGCGTATATATATGTACACATTGTCAGTTGCCTAGCTTTTTTTGGAATCACGAACAAGTGCCGGGTCATAAATTTGGGAACACAGTTACTGGAATTTCTGAAGAGCTATCTAATTTGTATGACGAAGCTAGAAATTCTTATTCTGTCAGTGCATATACCGGAGTAGTTTTATTATGTAGAAAACTATTAATGAATATAGCAGTGGAATTAGGAGCAGATTCAGGTAAACGATTTATAGAGTATGTAGACTATCTAGATGAAAACCATTATATTTCAAGAAATAGTAAAATTTGGGTAGATAAGATAAGAACTACAGGAAATGAAGCTACTCACGAAACTGTAATTAAATCTAAAGAAGATGCAACAAATCTCATTAAATTTTGTGAAATGATAATGAAAACTAATTTTGAATATCCAAGTATTTTGGATAGCGGTAACTAATTGACTCCTTTGAGTTGATGAATAAGGTGAATGAAGATCACTCGTAGAGTGGTCTTTTTTTATTATGCTGAAAGGATGGTATATATGAGGAATTTTTGGTACATATCATTATCTAACAGATATCCTAAATCAAACAAATCTGATCCAATTAGAATGGTTCAATCAGTACAGATAAAAAAGAAATACTCAATTATTGAGTTGGCACGAGAAGCGACTCCTAAAGAGATTGATAAATATAATCTTCGCTACTGTGGTTGCGGGTATTTTAACGAACCATATATTCAAGAAAATATAGACAAGAATTTGAGGGATACGAATGGTAATTAAATCAATGAAATTAGTGGACCTAAAACCTGCTGATTATAACCCTAGAATAAACTTAGAACCAGGCATGGATGAATATGAGAAGTTAAAACACTCTATTTTAGAATTTGGATTTGTTGATCCACCCATTTTTAACAAACGAACAGGAAATCTTGTAGGCGGTCACCAACGTGTTGCTGTGGCAAAAGATTTGGGCTTATGCGAAGAGATAGAGGTATCGGTAGTAGATTTATCCTTAGAAAGAGAAAAATCCCTCAACGTGGCTCTCAATAAGATCTCTGGACAATGGGACGAAGACAAGTTAGCTGTATTGTTAAAAGAATTAGATAGCGAGGCTTTAGATGTGTCAGGTTTTTCTGAAGATGAGTTTCAGGATGTAATTGATCAGTTTGATGCGAAATTAGATATGGGAAATGAAGCAATAGATGATAATTATGAAATTGAACTTCCTAAAGAGCCAAAATCTAAATTAGGTGATATCTATCAGCTAGGAAATCACAGATTGATGTGTGGAGATAGTACAGATATTGAACAAATAGAGGAACTTATGGATGGAGAAAAGGCAGACATGCTAATTACTGATCCTCCATATAATGTAAATTATGAAGGTAAAACAGAAGATTCATTAACTATACAAAATGATAATAAAACTTCTCTTGAATTTTATGAATTCCTAAAAAACGCGTTTGATGCAGTTTATAAACAGTTAGACATAGGCGCATCTTTTTATGTATGGTATGCATCGTCTGAAGTAGTGAACTTTGTCACTGCGCTAGTTGATTCAAATTTTTTAGTTAAACAAGAACTTATATGGTGTAAGAATACTTTCGTACTGGGAAGGCAAGATTATCACTGGCAACATGAGCCATGCCTTTACGGATGGAAAGCAGATGGCAGTCACAAATGGAGGGGAGATAGAAAGCAAACTACTGTCCTAGATTTTGATAAGCCATTGTCTAACAAGGAACATCCTACTATGAAACCAGTTCCTCTATTTGATTACCAAATTAAAAATAGTTCTAAGAAGAGCGATAGAATATTGGATATATTTGGAGGAAGCGGGACTACAATGATTGCTTGTGAACAAAATAATAGACATGCATATCTAATGGAGTTGGATCCTCGCTATGTAGATGTAATCATTAATCGATGGGAAGAATTTACAGGTAAAAAAGCAATTAAGATAAACTAAATAAAAAGAAGCCGAGTGCGCAAACACTCGACTACTTCAACAAGGACCTTAAGCCCCCGAAGATACAGAGAATGCCCACGCGTGGTTTTCTGATACCCTCTGTATCTTTTAGCATCATAACAGATGTAGGGGTGCTTAGACAATGGAAAATGAAAACTTTGATTTAGATTATGAGATTGAAAAGGCTATGGAGAAATCAGAATCTATAGATGAATATAAGAAAATCATTCGAATAGCTTTGGGGAAATGGCTTAAAAATCTCCAATCAGGACAAATCAAGTTGGATAAAGTTTCAGATTTAAAGATATTGATTGAAGCTGATCTAATGTTGAAAGATATCGATAGTTAGTAGATAATTAAAATAAAACTAACGGAGGTATAAAATGTTATCAAATATTTTCATTGATTCAAATGGAGAGCTTATTTGGTCAGGTGTTTCAGCTACTGTTTCAGCTTTATCTGCTTTTCTTGTGTTTATAGGTGTAATTATGAATGTACGGACACAAAGGAAAATAGCTAAACAACAAATAGATGCTAATTTAAAAGCAACAGCAAGAATAAAATGGATAGGTGGAGTCAGAGATAAAACATCAGAACTTATTTCTTTATTACTTTCATTACAAAAAGAAAAAACAGTTTTTTATGAACAATGGTTGGAAATAGAAGAGGTATCTGAGCTATTAAAGTTATATTTTAATTCAAAAATGAATGAAAAATCAAATTCAGAAATATATATTGATAAAAACAAAATAATCATTTCTAAATCAGCTGGATTTATAGTTTTTAAAGAAACTGATAATATTAATAAACACGCATATATAAAAAGATACATTGAGTGTTTAGTTGAATTGTATAAAGAAGACAATTACCAAAAGATTGTCAGTGAGATAAGGTTTTATTCTGATTTAATAAACAAACTGTATGAAGAAAATTTTGAATATACTTTATCACATGAAGCGTCAGACTTAATGGAAATAAAAAATACACCAGCAGAGAAATTAGAAGGGAAAGCATATGATTACGCAGCCGCAGAAAATAATATCACACATTATCAAGAAGAAATAAAAAAATTAAAAAGCAGATTAATAGACTATCAAAAATCTATAGAAGATTTTTCGTTGATTATATCTTTATATCTAAAAATAGAATGGGATAAAGCTAAGGAAGGAAAATAGAAAACAAAACTCAACTTAAAAAGATTGCGAGGTGGTGTACATTGAATGGCAAGAAAACGTGATCCAAGACGTGACGAAGCCAAAAAGATTTGGCTAGAATCCAACGGAGAAAAGCAATTAAAGGAAATTGCATCAAAATTAAATGTTTCAGATTCTCAAATTAGGAAATGGAAATCAATTGATAAATGGAGTGCTGAATTGAAAGGTAGTGTTACCAATGCAAAAGGTAACGTTACTAATCAAGGAGGTGCTCCTTTTGGTAATCAGAACGCTAAAGGGAATAAAGGGAACAGCAGAGCATCACCACCTAAGAGAAACAAGAACGCTTTGAAAACAGGTGAATACGAAACAATATTCTTTGATACGTTAAGCGATGACGAGAAGGACATCTATTCAAGTTTGGATGATGATCCTTCTTTTGTTTTGTCCGAGGAAATACGGTTGCTGAAGATAAGGCAGTTGCGAATGATGAAAAGAATACAGCAAGCCGAGGTTGGTTTAAACGATGAAGAAGTTGACCGCCTGCAACAACTGCGAAAGATTAAAACACCAATCGAAAAGGATGGTAAAAAGTTAGAAATCAAGCGTGAGGTTATGCAAGATGTTCAAGTAACAAGGAAAACTTATCGGAAAATAGATAATATTTTATCTTTAGAAGAAGCATTGACGAGAATCAGCAATAACCTAACAAAAACTATTAAGCTGTTCAATGAATTAGAGTTACAGGCTGAAAGAACTAAGATCGCAAGTATTCAAGTGAGAAAATTATCAGCTGAAACTAAGATCGTTGAGAATACAGCTGATAAGCTAACATCTAGTGGCAAAGTCAACGAACTACTTCGTTCCTTGTTGGATGTCAAGTCAGGAGGAGATGGCAGTGGCTCAGCTACAATTCAGTCAGAAACAGATTGAAAACATCAACCAACCTACTGAAGGCATAACGTTTGAGTTGAACGAAGGTACACCAAGGAGTGGGAAAACTACTTCTGACATCTTTAAAATGGCAGATTTCTATTTGCAATCACCTGACCAGAACCATCTCGTGACTGCATACAACCAAGAACAAGCATATCGGATGTTTATGGATGGAGATGGATTAGGATTAGTCCATATTTTCGACGGCTGTTCAGATATACGTCATGACGAACATGGCGATCATCTATTACTATATGCTCCGAACGGTGAAAAGAAAATCTATTACAAAGGCGGAGGGAAAATAAATTCAGTCGGTGCCATTACAGGTATGTCTTTGGGATCCGTAACATTTCTTGAATTCAATCTTTTGCACAAAGATTTTATTAATGAGTGTTTTAGACGGACCTTTGCTGCTGAATGGCGCTATCACTTAGGCGAACAAAATCCACCAGCTCCGAATCATCCAAATCTTGAATTATTAGAGCGTTTTGAGAAATCGGAACGTTTTTTATTTCGTCACTGGACACCAAATGATAACCCAATACTTGGAGAAGAGCGGAAAAAACAATTATACGATGAGTTATCAAGTAGTGAATATCTTCTAGAACGTGACTGGTATGGACACAGAGTGTTGCCACAAGGTGTGATTTATTCCATGTTTGGCAAGAATAATAAAGCTGATGTCATTAAAGGTAATATAGTAGAAACCTTTTTTACAGCAGATGGAGGGCAAGCAGATGCTACGACTTGCGCTTTTTGGGTTGTTACTCATCATGAGGGTAAATTCTATTTATATCGTTTAGCTAACTATTATCACAGCGGAACGGATACAGGTGAAACCAAAGCAATGTCAGTTTATGCGAAAGAAATTAAAAAGTTTGTGGAATGGTGTTACACGAAATGGAGTTTTCTGCCTCATTGGAATTGGTTCTTTGTCGATCCAGCATGTAAAACACTACGAACTGAGTTGGATTTGATTGGTATTGATACCGACAAAGCAGACAACAATAGCTCAGATAAAGTGTCTAGCAATGGTTTGAAAATCGAGGTAGGGATTGAAAGGCTACAAAATACTATGACAAGCGGTCAATTTATCATTTTGGAAACTGGAGATAAATATGATCACTATAGTTTTGAAAAAGAGATATCAATGTATGTGAGAAATGACAATGGATTACCAATTGATAAATACAATCATGCTCTCGATGAAGCGAGATATGGGAATAACTATTTTTACAAAACTTACATCGCTTAGAAACGAGGTGGGGAAATGTTCGAGAAATTAAAAGCTTTATTTAAGATTGGAGGTGCGAAAATAGGAATGGTTGAAACATTGAATAGTATTACTGATCATCCAAAAATTGCTATGAAAGCTAGTGAACTTAACAGAATCAGAGCTAATAAAGAAATCTACAAAAGTGTTTATAAGGATATTGAGTATATAAATAGCGATGGACACAGACAGACACGCCCATTTCACTCATTAAATGTATCCAAAGTAGTATCTAGAAAACTATCTAAATTAGTATTTAATGACGGATGCAATATAAGCTTAGATGATAAAAAAGCGGATAGATTTTTGCAATCGGTGTTTGTTGATAACAAGTTTAGAAAAAATTTCGGTGAAGAGCTAGAAGCTGGGTATGCTATTGGCGGATTAGCATTGAGACCGTATGTTGATACTAAATCAGGAAAAATTAGAATCTCTTTCTGTCGAGCAGATACATTTTTCCCACTACAATCCAATACCAATGATATTTCAGAAGCAGCTATTGCAACCGTAACACAACAAGCAGAAGGTAAGAAAATGATTTACTATACTTTACTTGAATTTCATGAATGGATTGATGAGAAGTATTGCATAAGAAATGAATTATATCGTTCTGAAAATCAAAAACAAGTTGGAGTAAGAGTCCCGCTAGGTTCTTTAGAGAAGTACAAAAACTTACAGGAGGAGACGATACTACAAGGTTTCAGTCGTCCTCTTTTTATATATATAAAATTAGCAGGGAAAAACAATATCGATTTAGATAGTCCTTTAAGTCTCGGAATTATTGACAATGCTAAAAGACAACTCAAAGATATCAATGAGAAGTACGATGAGTTTATGTGGGAAATTGAGGAAGCAAGGAGAAAAATCTTGGCCTCTGATCACTTCTTTAAGTATAGCTATAGTGAAAAAGGCCAACCTATGAAAAGATTTGATAGTAAAACATCAATTTTTCAACGTTTGAAATCAGATGAACCATTTATCGATGAATTTTCTCCTTCATTAAGATCTGAGGAGTTTATAGCAAGTATTAATTTTATTTTGCGTATTATTGAGCTTCAAACAGGATTTTCTAGTGGAACGTTTAGTTTTGATGGTCAGTCTGTTAAAACTGCAACAGAAATCATTAGTGAAAATTCAGAAACTTTTTCTACTCGATCTGATAACGTTCTTATCGTGGAAGAAGCATTGAAAGAACTAATCACTACAATATTTGAGTTGGCATCAGCATATGGGCTCTTTAAACCTGTCAAAGAGTTTGGAGCCAACATCGATTTTGACGATGGCGTGTTTCAGTCACAGGATGCAAAAGCTGATTACTATTCAAAATTAGTAACAGCAGGTTTAACATCAAAACTTACTGCTATTCAAAAGTTGACTGGCGTTACAGAAAAAGAAGCAAAAAAGATTGTGTATCAGATACGAGCTGAAAATCTTGAAATGGATTACTCAGAGCATGAGCAAACGGCTGTTGAAAATGAGTTAGGAGATGAGGAATAGTGATAACGCCTCATCAATTAGATTTATGGTCCAGTAACATGTCACATCTTTATCAATCATTAGAAGGTGAATTGATACGAATTCTTATCAAACGATTGCATAGTGGTCACGGCAACATTCTAGACTGGCAAAGGGAAAAACTTCAGCAACTACATCTTTTTAATAAAGAAACCACAAAAATTATTTCTCAAGTAACAGGAATCGCACATGGTGAGGTTGAAAAGATGTTTGAGGAGTCAGGAGAAAGAATTGTAAAGGATTTAGACATGCAATTACCTTACGATCCCAGACCTTTACCATCAAATCTCGATGATATAATGAAGGCCTATCATGAGCAAGCATGGTCCGATATCACCAATAACGTCAATCAAACTTTACTCTCAACTAACTTCGGATACAGTACTGCAACAACGAGAATGTACAATGAGATAATCAATAAGACGGCTGCTGCATTTAACAGTGGTCTATTTACGTTTGATGAAGCATTGGAAAAAACGATTAGAGAATGGGCACAAAAAGGTATCAAATCTACTTTTACAGATAAAGGGGGCCATACATGGAGCTTAGAGCGTTACGTTAGAACTGTTTTAAAGTCTACCCTAGCAAATACTTACGATACTCTAAGAAAGGACCGTATGAGCGAATATGGGGTCAATACAGTAGTAGTCACAAGTCATATGGGAGCACGACAAGCTTGTTCTAGAATTCAAGGGCAAGTTGTAGATCTAAGGCAGACATCGGAATTACCATACAACTGGAAATATAGAAGTATTTATGATCCTAATTGGCAGGCGGAATACGGGACAGCAGGTGGGCATCGAGGGGTAAATTGTCAACATCTCCATATTCCATTCATTCCTGGAGCCAATACTAACAATCAGCCAAAAATTGATCCTGAAGAGAATGCAAAAGTAGTTGAATTGACAAAGAAACAGCGCTATTTTGAAAGACAAATCATTAAATTCAAAAAAAATAAAATGATTGCAGAAGAGATGGGAAATATTGATGGTGCGAGCCAATGGCAACGAAACATTACTAATGCTCAACGTGCTATTAGAGGGTTGATAGACAGTAATCCATACCTCTCACGTAACTATGCACGGGAGAAAGTATATACACCGATTGACAGGTTGCTTAAAGATTTTAGATATGATAATCAATATGATAAAATTAGAAGTAAGATAAACATGGATAAATTTAATCGGCATGTACGAGGTACAAAGGAATATGATAGCTATTTAGCTAAGGGAACACGAGCAGGACAAGCGCCTAGTTATTTAACTATATCAGCAAAAAAAGCCCAACAAATGATAGATGTTTTATTGACAGAAGAAGATTACTCAAAACAGAGTAAAATCATTGAATTTCCTGAAATTATTGGAGTATATGTGAATCAAACGACTGGCGAAAAACTAAAAACGAACCGTGCTAAAATTCATATTTCTAAGACAGGGATTCATATTGTTCCAACCAAAATGGAAGAGAGGTGATGGATGTGGTAGTTACTAAAAGTTTTAATATGTATAGTTTTGAAGATCATATTGTACGAATCACAAAAAAAGATGATAAGGTGATTGTTGGTTTTGTTGATACATCAGAAACTGCCTTTGATAATGACATTGGAGATGCTTTAAACATAGATACAGGATGTACGCATCTACCCTATTCGTATCCAGCCTCCTACTATCCAGTTACGATTTTCGTAAAAGATATAAAAGATATTGAAATAATTGAATGAGAAAGCACTGACTGCAAATAGGTTGGTGCTTTTTGTTTTGCCCTAGACCTGCTCGGAAGTCTCAAAAAGACGGCTCACAGTGGGAGTTGCCACTCAAAAAACACTTAGGAGGAACAGCTAATGAAAAAAGAAGATTTGATTGCATTAGGTTTAGAGGAGGAAAAAGCTAAATCTATCATGGCGTTGCATGGGAAAACAGTGACACAGCTAAATTCACAACTAGCTGCCGCAGAAAATGAGCGTGATACTGTGAAGCAAGAACTTGCTGACAATCAAGCTGAATTAAACTCGTTAAAAGAGTCAGCAAAAGGTAATGAGGACCTTGAAAAACAACTTACTGAATTGCAGACGAAGTTTGATGAATCGAAAACAAATTCCGAACAGCAACTTGCCGAACAACAAAAGGAATTTGCAATTAAGTTAGCATTGAAAGAAGCACAGGCATTAGATCAAGATATTGTACTAGGTCAATTAGATAAGGACACTATCAAAATCATTGATGGTAAATTACAAGGGTTTGAAGAACAATTAAAAAACTTGCAAGAAAATAAAGGATTTTTATTTCAGCTAACAGATCCAAATGAGAAACCTACACCAACAATTGTAACTGGTGGAAATCCTGCGGGTAGAGGACAAGTTACAAATGACGAAAAAATGGCCCAAGCATTGGGTCTCAAAACTAATGAGTAATCGGAGGAATTAAGATATGGCTATTAACTATGCAAAGAAAAATTCAGGTTTATTTGATCAAAAATTAATACAAGAGACATTGACATCTTTAATTGAAACACCAAATGTAAATTGGACTGGTGCAAAATCTTTTGAAGTAACAACACTTTCTACTACAGGATTTAAAAATCATTCACGTAGTAAAGGCTTCAATAGCGGCTCATATACAAACGATAAAGAAACATATACGTTAGGGTTTGATCGTGATATCGAATTTTATGTAGACACGATGGATGTGGATGAAACAGATCAAGATTTAGCAGCTGCAAAAATTTCAAATACATTTATTACTGAAGAAGCTGGACCCGAAGTAGATGCTTATCGTTTCTCTAAGATGGCAACTGAAGCAATTAGTAATAAAAAGACAGATTCAGAAATTTTAACTGTAGATAATGTTTACTCGAAACTAAAAGCGGCTATTTTACCAATTCGTAAATATAAACCACAGAATATTATCACTTACGTTTCATCAGAAACAATGGATCTTTTAGAACGTTCTAAAGAATTTAATCGCAATATTACAAATCAGAATGTTGGAGTGACTGCATTAGAATCGCGAGTAACTTCTATTGATGGTGTTACTTTAGTAGAAGTATGGGATACGGAGCGTTTTGCAACAAAATTTGATTTTACAGAAGGATTTGTTAAAGCTGATGATGGGTTAGACATCAACTTTTTAGTAGTTGCTAAACCTGCGGTAATTGCTAAAGCAAAACATAATGCAGTATTTCTATTCGCTCCTGGTGATCATACTAATGGAGACGGATATTTATATCAAAATCGTTTATATCATGATTTGTTTGTCTTAAAACAACAAAAAGATGGTTTATATGTTTCTACTAAGCCAGCAGCTACACAGGAGGGATAATTTAAAGATGATTAAATTGGAAAAAGCTAATATGGTTTATAGAGTACAAAAAGATAGTGATTTTCATAAAGAACTGTTAGCAAAAGATTTTAAAGAATTAACTGAAAACAGTGACGAAGCTAAAGAAGAGAATAAAGAAGACAAAGAAAATAAGGGTAAGAAGCAAAAATAGGGAGGCGCTAATGCCTCCTTTAGTAGGAGGGGCATATGACATATATTGATTTTGAAGACTTCAAATGTATTACTGGAAAAACAGATGACTTTGTAACTACCTTTGAGAAATATTTACAGAAGGCTTCAGCTGTATTGGATAATATTACAAACAGATATTATCAGTTTAATAGTCTTGAAAGTGATCCAATAACTTTCCGTGTGAATCAGTTTAAATTAGCGCTATGCTCTCAAATCATTTATTTTGATGAGGTAGGTGCTGATACTTATGAGAGCATAAATAATACTCCACAAAGCTTTTCGGCTGGTAGGACAAGTGTGTCAAATGCTAGTAGATATAATCCCTCCGGAGAAAACGAAAGTAAATCATTGGTTGCTGAAGATATTTATATTTATCTGGAAGGAACTGGTCTCTTGCAGCGAGGTGTTCCATCATGGTAATGCCAAAACCACCGAAAGAATTTTTAGTTGATTCAATTATTTATAAAGAGTTTTTAGGCGAAGGAGATTGGAATAAGCCAATTTATGGGAATGATACGTATATAGCATATTGTCGGATTGACCGAGGAAGTCAATTCTCCTTCTCATCAAGTGGCAAGCAATTACTTTATAATGCGGTAATCTTTTGTTATAACGGCTTAACTGATCCAATGCCAAAATTCAAAGAGCAATCACTAATTAAATTTGATGGGAAAGACCATGTTATCACTAAAATCGATAGAGTTACGGAAGTTTATTCCGCTGTAATCTATTCATACGAAATAGAGGTGATTTAGTGGGGATTAAAGTTGACTTAACTGGTGTGAAAGGCAAAGTTAGCCCTGAAGCTATGAAAAGCGGAAGATACGCATTAGCTAATCAAGCAATGGCAGACATGAATCAATTTGTTCCTAAGAAAGATAGTAACCTTAGACAGAGCGCTCATCTTAATAATTCAGGTAGTGCAATTGTGTATGAAACAAAATATGCACAACGTCAATTCTACCTAAATGGGAAAAAATATACTACTCCAGGCACAGGTCCAAGGTGGGATTTAAAAGCTAAAGGTGCTTACATGAATTCTTGGAAACGAGCTTTTTTGAAAGGAGCGGGTATTAAATAATGGATTTTCTTGATTGTTTAAACGAAAAATTAAATCAGATTCCTAATCTAACTTTAAATATTCGGAAAGGTTATCTTTCCGCAGTAGAAAGTTTAGTAATTTATCCATTACCAGGTGGCAAGGTCGACGTCGAATATTATGATGGCATCAAAGATGAACTATTAAACTATGAAATTGCCATGAAATCAAAAGACGGTTCTAAGATAGAGCAAACGTTGTGGCTACTATCGGATGTATTAGAAAATATTGAAGAATTATCAAGTAAAGATGGCTCTTTTGAGTATAACAATTTAACAATAACGAACAGGCCCTTCATCAATGAAGCAGATGAACAAGGTTGGTTCGTTTTTTTATTAGATTTTCAAACAAAATTAACCACATTTGAGGGGGAAAATAAATGAGACGGAAAAACGCTTTACAATCTTATTTTATTCAATTAATTACAACTACTAATGCTGATACGCCAACCGAAGATAGCTGGTTAGAATTAGCAAAATGGATTTCCAATGTTGATGATAATTCAAATGAAGAATCTGAAACTACTGGATATTACGATGGGAACGGTGAAGGCGAAACTGATGTTACTTCACACCAACTTGGTTATTCATTTACTGGATTATATGACGAAGAGAATGAAGCCATGGCAGCAATTGAAAATATGATCGGTAAATCTGGTGAAGCTCGAAAAGTTTGGTTCAAAGTAGTATCAGCTTCTGGTAAAAAACAACGTATTGGAAAAGCAACCGTGACAGAACCTGTTGCACAAGTCGGCGATGCGACGGCTTATGGTGACTTTTCATGCGGAATTGCATTTGACAGTACGCCAGAAGCAGAAGAAGTGCCAGTTACACCCTAATACACCCCAGAATTTAGCTGGGGTCATGAATACTAATGAATCTGATATATATTCTGACTGGTTCGATCCTGTAATGCTGAACAAAGATTAAAAAAGTTGTCCAATTGGATAGCTTTAAGGAGGATATTATGACTAATAAAGTATCGTTTCAACTAGAGAAAAAAGGATTTCCTGTAAATATTGGGGATCTTGAATTTTTCTTCGGAACTACAACGGAGGAATTGACACGTTTTTTTGATGTGCAAGCTGAATTTGAAGAACATGTGAAAGAACTCAAACAGCAACTAAAACAAATCAAAAATATTGATACACCTGATAAAGAAGATGCACTTCGCATTATTTCTCTAACCAAGGAACTTGCGAAAGCTGAGTATGATTCTTTACTGGGAGAAGGATCTTTTGAAAGAATTTACTCTACTTATCCAGATGCAGAACAATTGATTGAATTATTTGATCCAATTGCTTTTGAAGTTGCTGGAGCAATTGAAAAAGAAGCATTGAAGCGCAAAGACACCTTATCCAAAAAGAAAGCAGACTTATTGAAGAAGAAAGCATTGAAAAATAAGAAAAAGAAGTAGGTGATTAAATGCGGTTAAATGATCCGTTAGTCACTTCTATAGAATTTGAGGGGAAGGAACATCCTATAGATTTAACATTTGATAATGTACTTGATGTTTTCGATATTCTCGAAGATTCTGAATTATTTCCAGAAGAAAAAGTAAACATGGCTTTAGGACTGTTGCTCACTAACTTTGATGAAACTTCTCAAGGTTCAGCTGATCAACAGTTTTTATTATTCAACTATATTTTAGAAAACTATATTTCAGTGGGGAATACTGATATTGTTGAAACAGATCGATTAGGAAATCCTATGCCAAGTGCTGGTAAAGAAAATAGGAGTATCAATTTAGTTCATGATGCCAAATATATTTATGCTTCGTTTAGACAAATCGGAATTAATCTTTTTGAAGAACAAGGACGTTTATCATGGGAAGAGTTCCAAGCATTATTAGAGAGTTTACCAGATGACACAATCCTTTCTCGCATTATTCAAATTAGAAACTGGGAACCAAGCAAAGGAGAATCTACTAGAGAAAAAGAAAGAATGAGAAAGTTGCAGCAAAAATATGCTTTACCCGATTTGGAAGTAGGTGAAGACGATGGCTGATGGAAAAATCCAGATTGAAGTTGATGTTGATGGTAAAGGCGTAACAATACTAAACAATAATCTTGATCAGTTAAAGGGGAAAAGTAACAAGGCTGGCGCATCAATTAAGAACTTAGTCATTTCCTTAGGCCTCGTCAAAGTTGCAGCGGCAGCTTTTAATGTTTTGAAGAACTCGCTTGATGCAGCAATCAGTCGTTTCGATACCATGCAGAAGTTTCCGAAAGTCATGAAAGCTTTGGGATTTAGTGCTGAAGAATCACAACGCTCTATTAACAAACTTTCTGATGGTATCGATGGTTTACCGACAAAGTTAGATGATGTAGTGGCAAGCACGCAACAAATGACAGCAATAACAGGTGACCTAGACAAGTCAACAGATACAGTATTAGCTTTGAATAATGCCTTTCTTGCTTCGGGAGCTTCAACGGATGATGCCAGCCGAGGAATGCAGCAATACAATCAAATGCTCTCCACAGGACAAGTAGACCTTGAGAGTTGGAAAACTTTGCAAGAAACTATGCCGTTAGCCTTGCAAAAAACTGCCGAAGCTATGGGATTTGTTGGAAAATCAGCGCAAAGAGATCTTTATACTGCGCTTAAAGAAGGCACAGTTACATTTGACCAATTTCAAGATAAATTAATTGAATTAGGTACTGGAACAGGTATGTTAGCTGATTTAGCCAAGGAAAATTCTTTAGGGATTGCTACTTCATTTGGCAATCTTAGGAATGCTGTTTCAAAAGGCGTAGCTAATATGATTACTAAGTTTGATGAACTCACTCAAAAGCTGACTGGTCAATCCATTGCACAAAATATTGATGGAATGAAAGCTCTGATCAATAAAGCATTTGAAGAAATGGCTAAAGGAATGGATGTATTAATCAGTCATTCTGATAATTTGGTAAAAGCATTTGATAGCTTGTTGGAAATAGTTGACTTATTAGCACCAGCTTTTGTTGCAGCAACAGGGGCATACATTGGGTTTAAAACAGCATTGTCATTAGGGACAATGGTTGCTTTTGTCACAAAAATATACGGGATCATTACTGCTCTAGGTAGCATGGTTAGTATGCTTGGGGTGTCAGGTACTGCATACGGATTACTTGCAGCAATTATACCAGCTGGTGTGACAGTTTTTTCATTACTGGCCGGAGTCATTGGTGCAGTGGTCGCTTCATTCTTGTATTTCTATAAAACAAATGAAACTTTTAAAAATGGTGTTAACCAAACAATTAAAATAATAGAGTCAGGACTAATTAAGGCTTTCGACTACTTAAAATCTGTACTTTCTTCTATATTGCCGACACTGCAAAGTGTAGCAGGCGTGATTTCTGTATCTGTAGTAAATGGTTTTCAAAAACTTGTTGATGTAGGAATATCGATTGCTTCGGTTGTCGTACCAGCTTTTGAAGCATTTGCTCATGCAGTAAAAAATGTCATTTCCTCAGGTATTGAAAAGTTTGGGGCAATGTTGTCTCAAATCGGTAGTGTATTATCGGGAGTTTTTTCTTCTGGAATGGAACTAGCAGGGAATTTACTAGAAAAACTTGGAGGATCATTTGGAAAAATTGGTGGGGTAATCTCTATAGTTGTAAGTATGCTAACAAAAGTCGCTATTGCAGCATTAGGATTAACAGGACCTCTTGGATTAGTTATTTCTTTAGTAATCTCATTTATAGCAGCGTGGGCTAAAACAGGTGATTTTAGTGCAGATGGGATTGCCACTGTATTTGACCAACTAAGTGAAACTATTAGGAACGTAGCAGATTCAATTTCAAAGTATCTTCCAAAAATAATCGAAACTATTACCTCTATTATTACTGGAATCGTAGACAAAATTATAGAAATGTTGCCTCAACTTACAGAAGCAGCAATCCAAATTATTCAAAGTTTAACACAGGCGATAGTCTCTTATTTACCAAAATTAACTGAGACTGCAACTTCTATCATAAGTACTTTAGTTCAAGGCATATCTATTGCACTACCAAAGTTATTGACTGTTGCAACAGGAATTATCACCACTTTGATCAATGCTTTATCTGAAATCTTACCGCAAATGATTGAAATAGGAGTTAAATTACTGACAACATTAATAAACGGTATCATTTCTGCTTTGCCAAAAATCATAGAAGTTGTTGTTCAAATAATAAATACTATAGTTGATGCCTTTATTACAGTTTTGCCGATGTTACTTGAAATTGGCTTGCAAATAGTAATAACACTTGTTAATGCAATTGTTACAGCACTTCCTCAATTAGTTACAGCTGCTACAACAATAGTAACCGGTCTATTAAGTGCAATTATTGAAGCTCTACCAACATTGATCGATGCAGGAATACAGATGTTAATGGCACTGATAAATGGATTGCTATCAGTGCTACCATTATTGATCAATGCATCAATCCAAATAGTTTTAGCGCTAATCGGAGCACTAATTAACGCACTTCCACAAATTATTAATGCTGGGATTCAACTAATATTAGCTTTAATTCAAGGGATAATTTCAATTATTCCGCAAATAATTGCAGCTGGAATTCAATTAATAATTGCATTAGTTAATGCTGTAATTAATATGGTGCCACAATTGATTTCTTCAGGAATTAAATTGATTGTCTCCTTAGTAAATGGTGTGATTTCGGTTTTACCTCAGTTGGTTAGTGCGGCATTACAATTGATTAGTGCTTTACTTAGAGCATTAATTGGTGCTATCCCACAATTATTATCTGCTGGTATCCAATTAATAAGTGCATTAGTAAGAGGAATTTTAAGTTTGGTTGGTCAATTAGTAGCTGCTGGTGTAAGACTGATTACAAGCTTATTAAGTTCTATTGCAAGTTTCTTAGGTAGAATGCTTCGTGCAGGTGCTGATTTAATTAGTAATCTAGTTTCTGGTATTACAAGCTCTGTTGGGTCAGTAATTAATGCGGCTACTGATATTGGAAGTTCTATAATGGACACGTTGGGCAATATCAACTTATTCGATATTGGGAAAAATATCATTCAGGGATTAGTAAATGGTATTGGCTCAATGGTTGGAGCTGTAACATCTAAAATTGCTGAAGTAGCTGGAAACATCAAAGATAAAATTACTGGAGCTTTAGGCATACATTCTCCTTCTCGGTGGATGAGAGACTATGTGGGTAAATTTATTCCTCAAGGTGTGGCAGTAGGTATTGAAGCTGATGCAAAAACCGCTTATTCAGCAATGGATAAATTATCCAATGGATTAATGAAAACTATCACTCCAGAATCAGCTCTTGGCACTTCGAGAATGGGCATGGCATCTGTAGGATCGCAGATCGTTAATAACACCTACAACAACCAAAAACAGATTGATATTGATAAACTTGCACAGATTATTTCAAGGAAACCAGTTAAGGTCTTAAGCTATTTAGACGGATCTCTAGTAGGTGAGAATATAGATAATCGTTTTGGAAAAACAATAAATCGTAGACGATACACAAATGGAGGGTGATTGAATGAGTGAAAAAACGACGATATATCTCGAATTTGCTAATGAAAGAATTGAGTTAACCGATAATCAGCACTTACGATTAATTGATATAAATATAGGTATGCCTGTAGCAAAAAATGAATACGTTGAATTTTCAGGGACTAATGGTAAACGCCTTTCTAATAGCTCTTTGGACTCCTTCCCCATCACGTTAATATTTGATATTCGAAGCTTAGAAAAATCTATGTTTGACTTGGTTTTAGAAAAGACTGAACTTCGTGAATTGTTTACAAAAGAACCTGAATTCTATTTAAATTACAGTAAAGAACCAGGTAAAAAATATCGAGTTGTTTATGATTCAATTGAAGATGAAAGAAAAGGGGCAATTTATACAAGGTATACTGTTAATCTGTTAGCAATCAAAGGTCTATCGGAATCAATTGCAACTACACTATCAGACTTTAGTTTAGAAAATGAATGGCAATTCTCACAAGGGATGATCTCTGAAGACTATAGTTACAGGCATCAAACAAGTCGCTTCACTATTTATAACGGTGGAAGCATCATGATTGATCCGAGAGAACATTATCTTCGAATTGTGTTGGAAGGTGAGTCAGAAGGGAATGCAACCATATTTAATAGAACGACAGGTGAAAGGTTTATATATTATCCTCCATTATCTACGAAGCTGGGACAATCTTTAGTAGTAGATGGAGTCATTCCTCGTTTGAATGGAGTTAGCTGTGGTATTGACACTAATCATGGATTAATTAGTTTGTCCGAGGGAGTAAATCAAATTGAAATCCAAAATATTACAAGGGTGAAATCAGCATGGGATTTCCGTTTCTTGTATAAGTAGGTGATTGAGTGACTGATTTAATTATCCGAAATTATGAACAAACTAAAGAAGAAATCCTTGTCGGTTATAACAAGGATTCTTTTTATGAGAATTGGCAACAAAATGAAACATGGGAAATTGCTTTTACAGCGACGAACAGTTCAGTACAAAAAGAAGTATTCGATTTAATTGAATATGAGTCGTCAGTCTTTTTTGATGGGCAAGAGTTCATTATTAAAGAAATGAACCGTAACACTGTCGGACAATTAGTTATCAAGCAAGTAGTCGCAACTCATGTTTACTATACGATTCAAGACGGATATCAGTACAATACATTAACTGGTACAAGATCGGTTAGCCAATTACTAACACACATTTTCAGCGCGGGTAACCGTGGGTTTACGTGGGAAGTCATCGATCCGAATAAAAAACTTCTTACGGTTGAACAAGAAAACTTTGGAAATGGGAATTATTTGAAGCTGATCAATGAAATTCTATCTGACTACAATGCGATAGTGATTCCTAATAATAAACATCTAACTTTTTATCCCGCCTCTGAATATGGCCAGAAAACAGAGGAACAAATCCGATATAAATTCAATACGGATGAAGTTTCATTTGAAATTGATACCTATAGTTTAAAGACTCAAATTCGTGGATACGGCAAGAAGAAAGAAGATGAATCTTACTACTTCAGCCCAATCACTTATACAAGTCCTGAGTCAAATAAGTGGGGGATACGCATTCAAGATCCAGTAGAAGATGAACGTTATACAGTTGCAGGAAATATGTTAGAGCGCTTAAAAAATGACTTACAAGATTATCCAAGCATTTCTGGTTCAGTGACATTAAAATGGAAGATTAATCCAGAAAAGGGTGACTACGTCCCATTCATTTATGAACCACTGAATATAAATACTTACATTCAGATTGTAGGTATCAAAAAATATCCAGCGATACCAAATAAGCCACCAGAAGTTATATTGAGTAACACGAAAAAAACTATGACAGCGATTCTTGCTGATATGGCACAGAGAGGAGTGATTTAATGGGGTTACTAAAACTAATCAATAATCGTATTTCCGCTGAATGGAAAGAGGTATTTAACAAGAATGTTGATTATTTGGATGGTCTGGAAACAAGATTATCAAATAAAGATAAATCGACAAATAGTCGTATTGATAATCTCGTTTTAAATTCTGGTGGTGATTCGCCAAATGAAGTGATCGATGCTCGTGTAAATATCGATGGTGAAATGTTTGAAACACTTCAATCAAGATTGAATGACACAGAAAGAAGTACCAAAGAAAATATTTTATCTTTAAAAAGTATGCAGGTGGATACATGCGATCAAGTGAGTCAGTTGAATGATAGCGTGGCAACTTTGGTTGGAGGCGGTGGTGAAGCAATAGATTTGTATGTCTCAGCTTCAAATGGCAGCGATCAAACTGGCAATGGCACAGAAGAGAAACCTTTTGCGACGATTCAAACAGCAGTGAATCAAATTCCATTAATCGTGGTGCAAGGGGTAACGATTTGGATTGATGATGGTGTCTATCTAGAAGATGTTGTGATCAGAAATATCAGCTTTACAACAATAAGAATTCGCCCACAAAATAATACTACTGGTATTGATCCTTCTACTTCTGACCTTCCTGTAAAGGTAAGAAGTATTGGGTTCTATCAATGCAAAGGATACTTTCAAGTTTCAAGCATTCAGTTTGTTGATCAAGCAAATGGCTTGCTTTTTGAAGGTTACAGCTATGGATTATTAGTCGAGCAAGGGGGATATCTAGCCGTAGAAAGATGTAAATTTGCTGAAGATACTCGAAATAGAAATGCGATGGGAGTCTATTGTGGTGGTATGTCTGCGATGAATTTATACACGTCTACTTATTTTTATCGTCAAAGTATTGCGATTCACACAAAGTTGATGGGACAGGTAAATTTATCCAGTATCAAAGGGTCAGAAAATACCAAGGGTGTGAGATGCTTAGCTGCGATTGTTCGAGGTACCTTGCCAAGCAACTTTGCAACTACGCCTACCGAAGTTGTTGAAAATGGACTTATCATTACTAAAGGGACGGTGTTGTCTTAATGGTTTATAAAATAAATGAATCCATCATAAGAATCCAAGCAGAATCATTAAGTCATATTCCAACGAATGCTGTCTTTTGGTCTTATGACAAAGGCACAGCAAAATTACGTATGCAATTGTTGAGAAAGGACAATACTCCGCAAATTTTATCCGAAGGGACAACGATTCCGATTCGGTTAAAGTTTAAATCAAAAACCGCAAAAGACGGATTTGGAAAACATGATTATCTAGCAACTATTGAAGATAGACTAGGTGGTATTGTTTCAATTGTTTTGAAAGATAATATTTTGGGCTATGTCGGTAAAGTAGAAGGTAGTGTTTACATTAATTTTCCTGATAATCGCTCGTTAGATACTGCTGGTCGATTCACTTTCACGATTCGACGTAGCCCTATAGATGAAACCACATCAGAGCTAGAAGACTACTATTTCAATGGCTTTAGTCAAACAATCGATAAAATAGAAAAAATTATGACTGATGGTAAGCAAGCGATTGATCAGAAGATTGCAGATTCGGAGCAGCAAATTAATGAAAAGTTGGAAGAAGCTAACAATGGAATCGTTCAAGCAAATCAAAATATTGAAACTTTGAGCAACGAAATTAATGAGGCGAATGATCGTATAGATCTAACCAATCAACAAATTGGTAATCTTGGAAAACTTAAAAAGATGTACTCAAACAGTATTGATTTTGGGGATTACGATTATTCTGGAAATCATAATCTAGCCATAACTAACTCAGATACGTTTAAATCAGGGACAGGTGGTCCAGTAACCTATGCGAACGGTGAATATACTGTTCATATGGATGGCAGTGGAAGATTGAGCAGATATAATGTAAATTCAGAAACAAGTGCTTATTTGAAGGATAAAACGCAGTATACGATGAGTTGTGAAATATACGTGGGATCTGACTACACAGGGGATGTCACACAAATTTTTGCAAACTATGCTTACACAGATGGTGGATATAGCATTTTACAAACATCACGCTTGCCAAGTGATGCACCTAGAAATACTTGGATCACTGTAAGTGGAACTTCAACTATAGATTATCAAGGGCGTGTGCCTAAAGTATTATATTTTACTTGGCAGACAGTAAGCAATACGGTTAACCCTACTGGTACACTTAAAATAAGAAAGCTAAAAATAGAACATGGTGCAGATGCTACACCATATCAACCTAATCTATTACAAGAGCCTTATCAAGTATCAAAAGTTGCACTAAATAACCATCTAGATACAAACGGTATGACACCTGTTAATACAAGTAATTACCTGGTATATACCTACTTCCCTAGTGAGTTTATCAAAAAAGGTTCTACATTCACTATTAGACTAGAGGGTACTAAACCTAATGATAAGTATTTTAGATTTTATATGTACAAGACAAAGGTTGACGGAACAGTGGTTTCAAATGATTTCTTAGGTGATATGGTACAAGTTGAAGGGTTAAAAAATACGTGGGAGTTAGTTGTCAATAACTATAATTTTGATGATACAGACTTGACCCAACGTTTTAGATTGTATCAGCATCCTAATAGTAACTTAGGTGCGGTGTCTATTAAGTGGTGTAAAATTGAGTACGGAACAGTGGCAACACCACCAATCAGCTTTTACAAATACTTCGGCGAGGGGTTAAAAGATAGCAATGACCCAAATGATTATAGCTGGGATGTAACCTCAGCATATACTGAAAAAAGTTTGAATGAGAAAGTAAGTTTAACAGAACCACAATCCATTGCTGGAACGAAGAATTTTCTAGAGCAACCTTTAATTTCAGGTGAACGTATATCAACTGAAAAATTTGGAGTATCACTAACTGGTGGACAATTAACAGGAGTACCCGTTTCAGATGGGACTGTTTTAAATTGGGGAAGACCGTATGCATATGATAATGAACGATCAAAAATGAATGATTTATTTACAATATCTGAAGACGCTAAATCTTTAACGATTCTAAAAAGCTGTGCGCTTCAATTTATCGGTAAATTTACCTGTCAAACGAACAATGCCAGTTACTATGCTTATCTAGGAATGCGTGTGAATGGGGCGAGTGACTGGCGTGTAGCTGGTATAGGAGGAACACTAAATTGGCGAAATGATGTTGGATGGTTTTGTGTAAGGAAATTTAACGTCGGTGATGTAGTAACGCTTGTAACTGGAACAAATTATACAACTGATTCAGTCAATGCATGGGGTGTTGATCAAGTGTATATCAGAGAAATTTTGACAGCGTAAGGAGGAAATGTATTGAAGAATATTTGGAAATATGGAAGAACTGGCGGAGAATACGTTGGTGAAGTTGTAGATGATTTACTTGTAACAGTACCTTTTACTGATGTATCACCGCTTGAAGGAATACGTGAAGATGGTGAACCACTATCGATCAATGATCAAGCATTTGACCCAAAAGAAAATCGTTGGGTTGTCTTATCAAATCTTTTGGATCATAACATACTAAATAATTTAGAAGCAATGTACCATGTTTTAGAATCAGAGAATGATAATCTAAAACAATTGAATGGTAAATTAATGCTTAATGATGTAGCAATCAAACAAGAGAATACTCTATTAAAACAAAAAGCAGATGGGTTGGCTCAAATCAACTCGAAAACAATGCTAGCTATAAATCAGTGTACGCAAGAAATTTCGAATATAAAAGAGCAATTGAATTCTCAAACTGAAGGAGGAGAAGAGAATGTTTAGTTTTGAAGATGTGAAGATGATGTATGATTGGGGTTGTTTCACTGATGACCAAGTTAGGCAGTTTGTTCCTCTCTGTATCACTAATGAGGAAGCAGAAAAAATTGTAAATACAGAAAATTAGAGAGGCGTACTCAAACGAGTGCGCTTTTTATTATGGCAAAAGGAGTTGCTACATGATTAATTTGGGAGAATGGGGAGCAATAGCTGGCTCAATCGCAGCTATTGTCTCTTTAATTTTATTGGTTATCAAACCAATTACAACTTCATTTTCAAAAATTACCGAGACTTTATCAAAAGTGAGTAGAAATTTAGATTTACTAACGAAAGATCTAGAAGCAAGTAAATCTGATCGTATGACGATTCATGAAGAACTAAAAATACATGATGATAGGTTAGATAAGCATGCAGAAAAATTAGTTGAACACACGCAGCAAATCAGAACTTTATTTAGGGAGAGGACGAAATGAAAAATATTAACTGGAAGGTCCGCTTTAGCAAAGGTAATTTATCTTTTGTTTTACGTTTTATCGGAGCATTATTAATTCCGATTCTCGCATACTTCGGATTAAAGTTTGAGGATATTACTTCTTTCGATACCTTGTTAGATGTATTAGGTAAATTTATAGGCAACCCTTATTTACTAGGATTGACAGTAGTAAACGCTCTAAACATGGTGCCAGATCCAACTAGTAAAGGACTGACGGATAGTGAAAAGGCATTGAGCTATTCAGAACCTTCAAAATAATACACGTATAAGAAAGGAAGTTTTAATAATGGCAGTTGAAATCATTGTAAATTATGTAACTAGAGGAGTTGCTGGTCGACGTAGTGGGGCGATTCAAGGAGCTGTAATCCATAACTCTTGGAGTTCCGCTACGGCTAAACAAGAGGCGGACCGACTTGCCAGAATGACTCCTGCACAATTGGAAGCAGGATTTGCCCATGAATACATCGACAGTAACACAGTCTATGTAACAGAAAATCATTTAAATCGAGCATGGCATGTTGCGAATAGTGTTGGTAACAATGGATTTATCGGTTATGAAATTTGTTGTAATCGTAACACGTCTCGTACAGCTTACCTATTAACGGAACAAATCACATTTTGGCGAGTAGCTGCAATGCTTCGAGAAAATGGCTTGCCAGTAAATCGTAATACTGTACGGTTGCATCACACGTTTTCTGCAACAGAGTGTCCTAAGCGTTCACTAATTGAGCATTGTGGTTATGATTCCACATTGGCAGTACCAAGCGCAGTTTCTCTCAAACTACAGGATTATTTTATTAACCAAGTATCTAAATTTTATAACAGTCCTTCCATGAAACCAGGAGATGTAATTGGAGAGCAACTCACTCCATCTACTCCTAGCGAACATGATAAGGCAGTTGCTGCAAGTGCGCCAGTTCGGCAAGGAAATGCGATAGCCAAGCTTGATAAGTTCAATGTCTTCGAGAAGGGCAAAGCTCGTGTCGCTGGATGGTTAGTGCCTAGCATTCCGCAAGGACCTATTGGTACAAGAGCATTCGTTTTGATCATGGAGCATGGCACAAATAAAGAATTTACTCGCATTGAATCTAAAGGTATCTCACGTCCAGATGTCAAAAAAGCATATGGTTATCAAGGTGGAGATACTCTTGGGTTTGATGTAACTTTTGATACTGATTGGCTGAAAGGGAAGAAGATTGATATTATTTTACGCCGATGCAATCATTCTAATGGTGAAGGTGCAGTAAATAACGTGAGGATTTCTGATATTTATTTAGTGTTATAAATAAAAATAACCCCTCATTGAGGGGCAATACATAAAGTGATGGAAGACTCGCCTAGTTGTTATATTTTGGTATAATGATAAAGAGGTGATGAA